AGAGTAACTTTATTCAATATCTGACTAGTCAGTCTGTCCTTAAGGATTATGATTTTACTGGATCTAATATCAATGTTCTGTTAGATCTTCTTTCATATAATACGTATCTTAATTCATTCTACCTTAATATGGTAGCATCTGAAATGTTTCTTGATTCGGCTCAGAAACTAGATTCAGTAGTATCTCATGCTAAAGAACTTAATTACACACCTAAGTCTACTAAATCAGCAGCGGCTAATATTTCATTTACTGTAACAACATCTGGTATTAACTCACCTCTGACTATTCCAAAGGGAACTACATTTACAGGTCAGAATTCTAATGGTACATTTCAGTTTGTTACATCATTAAATCAAAACTTTACTTCTGCTAATAATGTATTTGCTATTAATAATCTACAAGTATTTGAAGGATCATACTTTACAGATGTATATACAGTAGATTATACACAGGAAACACAAAGATTTGTCTTATCAAATCCAAATATTGATACGGACAGTTTAATTATAACAGCAATTGAAAGCAATGTCAATACCTATTTTACACAAGTTTCAACTTTATTTAATCTAAATGCTCAATCTAATGTATATTTTCTTCAAGCTGCTCAAAATGGACAATATGAATTAGTATTTGGTGATGGTATTCTAGGACGTATTCCTAATAATCTAGCAACAATTGTAGCTACATATAGAATTACTAATGGTGATGCTGGCCAAGGTGTTGGGTCATTTCTTATTACACAAGATCTAGGTGTTCTCAATGGTGGTATAGCTACACTATCACCTATTACAACTGTAGCTAATTCCTCTGGTGGTTCTGCATCTGAATCAATTAATTCAATTCGTAAGAATGCACCACGTTACTTTGCAACACAACAAAGAGCTGTTGCATCAGATGATTATTCATCTCTCATTCTTTCACAATTTGGTGGCCAAATTAATGATGTGAGTGTATTTGGTGGTGAATTGCTTAACCCAAAACAATATGGCCGTGTTGCTATTTGTCTGAAACCGGCCGGTTCTTCTATTGCTCCTAATTATCTTAAACAACAAATTGATAATTTTTTAAGTCCTTATATTTCATTACCAACACGAATTATAATTACTGATCCGGATTATACTTACATTGGTATTAATTCAACAGTTCAGTATAATGTTACAGGAACAACGGAATTAGCCAGCCAAGTACAGGCGGTTGTTGTTAATGTAATTAATCAGTTCAGTAAATCAAATCTTGAATTGTTTAATGCTGATTTTAGATACTCAAAATTTGCTGCGGCTATTGATGGTTCTGATCCATCAATCACAAGTAATGATACAGAGATTCGAATTATCAAAAGAATTTCACCATTGTTGAATTATCCAACATCATATGTTCTAGAGTATAATAATCCCACTGAAGTAGAAAGTCGTATTTCTGCTGAGGGTTATGTTGCTGGTGCACCATTTTATGATGAGCCTGAAATAACATCATCTTCATTTACTTATGTAGATTCAAATGGAACTCAATGGCCCTTAAGCTATATCCGTGATGATAATTTTGGTAAATTAGTAGTTTATACAACAATTAATAACGTATTTACTGTTATTAATCCATCAGTTGGTACTGTAAATTATATTACAGGTGAACTAATTATTAATGCATTTGAAACATCATATTATGATCAATACATTTCAATTTATATGAATCCAGCTAATAAAGATATTCTTGTCTCAAAAGACAAGATTTTACAGATCGATTTGGCTGATGTTACTGTTAATATCATACCTACACAAAAGTAATTAGATGAAATTTAATATAGAACAAACAATATCAAATTTTGTTGAAAGTCAATTCCCTGAGTTTTATTTGGCTGAGGGACCAAATTTTGTTCTGTTTGTTAAAGCTTATTATGAATGGATGGAATCTGAAGGTCAAGCAATTCAACAAGCTAGAAGTATATTTGATCTCAGAGATATTGATAATACCCTTACCGATTTTCTTGCTCATTTCCAAGAAAAATATCTTTATGGTATACCATTTAATGTGATTATCAATAAAAGATTCCTTCTTAAACATATTCTGGATGTTTATCGTTCAAAAGGTTCTATTAACTGTTATAGACTATTATTTAAACTTATATATGATCGGGAAGTAGATATCTATCTACCCGGTAATGATCTTATGAAAGCATCTGATGGTACTTGGATTGAACCAAAATATTTAGAAGTAACTAATATTCCCGGTTTACAAAACTATGTTGGACAGACTGTTGTTGGTGCTTCATCAAATACAACCGCAGTTATTGAAAGTTATATTACACAACCTATTAATCAAAATATAGTAGCAACACTTTATTTTTCTAATATGATGCCAAAAGGAGGTTCATTTTTTAAAGATGAAAAAATTGTTATACAGGGTCAACTGAGTAATGCGGCTGCAGTTACTGCAGCCCCTACAGTTATTGGATCTTTAAATACATTAAAAATTATTAACGGCGGTCAATTATTTAATATTGGCGATATTATTAAGATTGCTCATTATAATTCAAATAATAGTGTTATCTCACATGGCACTGATGGTCTATTAAGAGTCACTGGATTATCAAGAGGCCAAGGAGAGCTTAACTTTAATATTGCCGGTTCTGGTTTTGGTTTTACCGCAAATTCAACACTTTTTCTTTATCGTGGAGCTGGTGATAATACAGGCATTAATGCCTCATTTACTGTAGGTAACTATTCATATACAAAGTCAATCCAATATAATACAGATCTTATTGTTGATTATGCAAATGTATCACTTAATGCTACTAGCTACGGTATCATCGGTAATACTTCAGCAAATGATGCATCAACAATTCAATCTGCTTTATCATTTACAAATAGTATATTTGGTTCTATTGGTTCACTCACTAATATTTTAACTGGTAGTGGTTATACCAATTCCGCTTATGTTTTTCTGCGTTCAACACAACAATCATTAAAGAACCTTTCGGGTACTTTATCTTACAATAGTGCTATAAATGTTATAACTGGAACATCAACTAATTTCAACTATTATTTCAGCAATGGCGATGTTATTTGGCTTCAAGCAAATACATCTAATAATCAAACAGTTGAACTTCAGGTTATTCAGACAGTTGATAGTAATACACAGATAACTTTATACGGACCGCCAATAAATAATTCAACAGCTTCTGCCGTTTATAGAACAGCACCTGTTATTCTTCCATCTCAATATGCCCTTTATGATCCTATTATGACTCGTTCTGATAATACTATTAATGGAGAAAATGATAATATTACTGCTATTCCTTCATCTGGTAATAATATCATTGCAAGCGTATCCGTTATTAATTCTGGTAAAGGTTATACAGATGGTGAATTAGTTACTGCATATCTTTCCGGTGGTTTGAATCCATTAACAATAGTAAACCCAGGCATTAATTATGCAAATGGTGATTCAATAATCTTTACTGATGGTGGTGTGTCGAAACAGGTAAGTGGTTATGTGACAACAAATACATCTGGATCTATTGTAAGTACAACATATTCAAATGGATCTGGCTCTGGTTATACTAGTATTCCTAATGTTAATATAAGATCAAATACTGGTTCTGGCGCCATTCTGTCAACAACGGTAAGTGAATTCAATACATTCAGTCAAGTTACCGGTCAGGTAGAAAAAGCAGGTGTTGGAATCCAGCCTGGATATTGGACAACAACACGTAGCTTCCTAGATTCTGATAAATATATTCAAGATAGTTACTTCTACCAAGACTTTTCGTATCAGATTAAAATTGCTGATATACTTGAAAATTATAAGGATATTCTATATAGTACTTTCCATACGGCTGGTACTGAATTATTTGGTGAGTTCTATCAGCTTATTAATGAATCAAGCCCTAAACAAATTCTTTATGAACCAACAGAAGCACTTTATCAAACTTATTTGTCGGTTGATTCGACAACAATTAAATCTGATACAACAGCAATAGAAGTAGATCAGGACTATACGTTCTAATTCGGAGTAAAAAACCTTGTCACAGCAAACTCTAAATGTAGGTACAAATCCAAACGACGGAACCGGCGATCCTGTACGTAATGCTATGATCAAGGTTCAAAATAACTTTAGTGATCTTTATACTAACTATGTTTCAAATGCTCAACTTGCATCAAATTTAGTTAATTATCAAACAACAGCTGGTCTTGCTGCTAACGTTCTTGTACTTACAGCAAACAGTTCAAATTACATAGGTAATCTTGCACCTTCTAGTCTTGTGACAGGTACATCTCTTGTTGCAAATTTAGCAAATTACCCTAATACAACTCAATTAAGTTCAAATCTAGCAAATTATCAAACAACAGCCGGTCTTGCCGCTAATGTTGCACCATTTACTGTTAATAATGCATTATATCTAAATGGTATTCCAGCCAATTCATATGTTAATACTACAGGTAATTATGTTATTGGTGGTACATTAACATTTAGTTCTAATTTGACTATTGCAAATACAGTAGCTGTTTATGCAAACGGTTCGCTTGGTATGGGCGGTCAAGTTCTTACATCTAACGGTAGTTCGGTTTATTGGTCAACACTTCCAGGACCAAATCTATATGTTACCTATGTCTGGTCAAACTCACATACATTTACAAATACTGTAACAATTAACGGTAATGTTACTATTGGTACATCAGCAATGATTGTTGCTAATGGTGCTGGTGGAACCAATAGTCAGATATTAACTTCAAATGGTACCACAATATATTGGTCAAGTACATTTGCTGGAACTGCTAATAATACTAACTTTGTTGGTACTGTTTCGGCTGCAAATGTGGTTTCAAATGCACAACTTTTTTCTAATCTAATATTGTATCAAACAATATCTGGTATGTCTTCATATCAGACAACTGCTGGTCTATCTGCTAATATTGCTTCATATTTACCTACATATACTGGTGTTCTTAATGCATCAAGTATTGCTGTAAGTGGTAATGCCACTATTAGTGGTAATACAACAGTCGGTGGTAGTGTTACTACTGGTTATATTCAAATTAATAATCAAACAGCAAATTATACTCTTTCAACTAGTGATTCTGGTAAAGTAATTACAGTTACAAATAATACTAGTTCAGCAGTTATTTTGACTGCTAATTATGGATTACCGGCTGGTTTCCGTGTAATGGTAACTAAACTAGGATCTTCCAATGTTCAGTTTGCAAATGGTTCAGGTATTTCATTGGGGTCAAGAAGTAACTTTTATGTATTAGCAAATACCTATGCATCAGCAAGTTTATTAATGGTCAATACTTCATTTGCAGTTATTGATGGTGCTATTGGATGACGACTCCTGTAGTTATATTTTTAACTTCTGGTTCTTCTTGGACTGTTCCAGCAGATTGGAACAGTGAGCATAATTCAATTGAATGTATAGGTGCTGGTGGTGGCGGCGGTGATGGTAGCAATGGTAATGGTTACGGTGGCGGTGGTGGTGGATATGGTAAAATAACAAATCTTGCACTTGCTGCAGGTGCTTCAATACCGTATTCAATTGGTTCTGGCGGTACAGGTGGTAGCGGTATTGGTACTGCAGGTGGTGCTACTTGGTTCAACGGCTCATCACTTATGACAGCTGCTGTAGGTGCTAGTGGCGGTACCGGAGGTGATGGTGGTCACTACGGATCATTTGGTAGTTATGCTGGTACTGGTGGATATGGTACTGGTATAGGTCTTGAGTTAGCATATACTGGCGGTAACGGTGGTGATGATCATGTCAGTGGTTCTGGCGGTGGCGGTGGCGCTGCGGGTCCATTTGCAAATGGTGTGAATGCTTCTGGTTCAAACGGTGGCGCGGGTGATGCTGGTTTCGGTGGTGCAGGTGCTGCTGGTGTTGGTTCAGGAAATGGGCAGCCTGGTGGCAATGGTAATGAATATGGAAGTGGGTATGGTTCTGGCGGTGGTGGTGGTGGTACTAATAACTACTACGGAAGTACGCCAGGTGGAAATGGTGGAGAATATGGAGGCGGTGGTGCTGGTGGGCGCGCTAATGGATATGCTATTGGCGGTACTGGTGGGCAAGGTCTTATTGTAATTATATATTATCCATTTCCTCCATATAATGGCGATTTTCCAGAGTTTATGACATTTCTAGTTAACTAATAAATATAGTAAAGTTTTAAAGGATTATAATGGGAAAGCTTTTACCTCAATTTACGAAGGCAGTGATCGAAGATATTGTATCAGCGATTACATCTAATACTGCACAGTATTATGGGTTTGTGGCCAATCCTATTCTTAATACTGGCAATACACCTGTTATCACATCAGATGATTATACAACAACATTTGAAAACGAATGGCAAATGCTTTTTGGTAAGAAACTTGCCAATACAGATATTCTCCCTATCATTAATAAAAATCAGTGGGCAGCAAATACTGTTTATATGCGCTATGATAATACACAGGATATATCAAATAGTAATTTCTACGTATCTGTTCAACCTGCTATTACTGGTGGTGTTTGGAATATCTTTAAATGTATAGACAATGGTGGTAATACAAATCCATCAACACAGATTCCAGATCAGATTCAAGCTGCTTCATTTACAAAATCTGATGGTTATACATGGCGCTATATTACCTCAATTTCAAATTTTGACTATAATAGATTAGCTACAACAACTTATATTCCTGTTTATCCAAATACAACCATCCAAGCCGGTGCATATAATTATTCTGGTGTTGAAGTTATTCCTGTTATAAATTCCGGTAGTGGTTATTCAACTTGGAACAACGGAGTTGTACAGGGTATTGTAAATTCAACGCTCATTCAAATTCAATCTACTGCTTCAACATCTTCAAATTTCTATACAAGAAATGGTATTTATTTCTATAATATAGGATCAGCAACAGGTCAATTAAGAACAGTTTCTCAATATGTTTCAAATCTTTCTGGTAATTGGGTATATTTGGATACACAAGTAAATACAGCACAGATTATTTCAAATCAAACAGAATATCTTATTTCTCCTAAGGTAGTATTTACTACAGATGGTGATCAAGATCCTGCTGCATATTCAGTCATTAATCCTATAAGTAATGGCATTTCAAATATTGTAATTATTCAAACTGGTTATGGTATTTCTTGGGCTAACGTTTCGATACAAAGTAATAATTCTTATGGTTCTGGTGCTAATATTTATGCTATTGTTCCTCCGGCTGGCGGACACGGTGCAAATCCAGCAAATGAATTAATGGTTCAGGGCGCTGGATTTTCATTTAATTTTGCTAATACTGAAGGTAATACAATCCCACAAACAGTTACATATAATAAGATTGGTATTGTGAAAAGCCCATATACAATTAATGCTAATACTGGTGTTAAGGGTTCAGTTCCCTATACAGGTAATACATTCATTTCAATTATTGAAGCTAATGTATCACCAGCAACTACATTTACTGTTGGCGATACAGTAACAGGTCAAACAACAAGTGCTCTTGGAACCGTAGCTTTTTCCAATTCAACAACACTTTACTTAACTGGTGATAAGTATTTTGCTAATAATGAGATGATTGTGTCTAGTAATGAATCACAGTCTACTTCTCTTGTCATAAATACCCGTGGTAATGTTTATACAAAAGATATGATACCCGTGTATATCCAGAACATCAACAATGTCAATCGTTCTAGCGGTCGTGTTGAGTCGTTTAAGCTGATAGTACAGATCTAACTAGGGAATAGAAATGCCATTAAATACAGACCTTAATATTGCTCCATTTTTTGATGATTATAATTCTAATAATCAGTATTATCGTATTCTATTCCGTCCTGGTGTAGCACTCCAAGCTCGTGAACTTACACAAACTCAGTCAATTCTTCAAAATCAAATTGAACAGTTTGGTAATTGGGCTTTTCAAAACGGTGATATTGTTCTAGGTTGCGGTATTACCGATCTTCCTATTCTTCCATTTGCACGTATGGCAGATTCAAATACACTTATGACCTCATTGGTTAATACAACGGTTGTATCGGCTACTTCAAATCTATCTGCTCGTGTTATGGTGGCAAACAATGGTCTAGCTGCTAATTATCCTAATACAAATATTATTTACTTCCAGTATCTTAATACAGGAAATAACGGTGCTAAAACATTCTCAAACAATGAAACATTGTGGTTCTTTACAAATCCAACATCAGCACCTAATTCAGCTTTAGCAAATGTTATCATTAATACATATGCTAACGTAACAGCAGATCAGATTTCAGTCGGTAATGCACACGGTATTGCTGTTGCTAATGGTGTTATCTTTATTAACGGTGCCTTCGTAAATGTTCTTAATCCAACATTTGGTATTGTTAATACATACGGAACATATGCAAGTAATAATGTTGTTGGATTCCAACTTACAGAACAAATTGTTGATGAGACACTTGATCCATCATTAAATGATAATGCTCTTGGATATTCAAACGAAAATGCTCCAGGTGCATGGCGTATGAAACTAGCACCAACATTAATATCATTGGATCCAGTAACAGCGGCAAATACTCCTGGTTTTAATCCGATTGCTACATATAACTATGGTGCTCTTACATCAAAATCAACTGCATCAAGCAATGTATATTCCATTGTAGGTGATGCTATTGCTCAACGTATCTATGATGAAGCTGGTAATTACGTAGTTAATCCATTTGTTGTTGATACAGTTACAAATTTGACTGGTAATTCTGTTGTTGCAACATTAGATGCTAATTCTGTTCTTGGTCGTATTGGCCCAGGTGTTGGATATTCACAAGGTGAGCGTGTAGAATTACAAAAAACAGCATATATTCAAATGCGTCGTGGTGTCGATACAGCATCATTTAATGCACAACAAATTACTTTCAGTTATGGTAATTATTTTACTGTAAATGAATTTGCTGGTTTTTTCCCAACGGCAAATGCACAAACTGTTTATCTTTATGATTCTCCGCAACAAGCAGTAACATCAAGAGCTTATTCAAGTATTTCATCTGCAAATGGTAACTTGATTGGTACTGCTACAGTTCGTAACGTATCATATAACTCTGGTATCCCTGGATCAAATTCTGCAGTATATTATATACATGTATATAATATACAAATGTCGAATAACTTCCAAGTTAATCAGATTAAGTCTATTGTTGCTAATACATACAGTCCTAATGGATATGCTGACGTTATTTCAACTGGACTTAAAGGTACATCTGTAAAAGAACAGCTTTATACTTTCGGTCAGCCGGGTATGAAAAATCTTCGTAATGCTTCAAATAATGTGAATACAGAATATGTATATCGTACTGCTGCTTCTGGTACATTATCTGGTGGTAATGTTACAATTACAGTCACATCATCTGCTCCTGGCGGAACTGATATTCTTCCTTATGGTATCGGTCAATTAGCGGCATCTGATGCCGCATCATTTAATCTTATTATTACAGCAAATGCTACTACATCATCACTTGGTGGTACTGTATCTGTTATCACTGGAGTTCAAGTAGATGGCCCTTATGGTGGTTCTCCTGTTTCTGGTACTAGTACTTCATTCCTCACAGATTTTACTACAGGCGATATTATAACTGTTGGTGGTGTGAATCGTACCGTAACATATATAGCTAACTCTTCATTTATGTTAGTTGATGCAGGTTTTGCTGTTAATAATGCCGCTGCAAATTACACCAAAACAATTCCTGCCGGTAAAGTTGTTCCACTTAGTTATATTTCTGGCTTACCTTCCGGTTATGTTAATGTAACAAATTCAACATCATTTACTATTTCCACGAATTATACTAATCTTACAACATCGCCAAGTGTACGTGTTGTTTATGATGTATTAAGAACATCAGCAATACCAGCTACTAAAAACATTAATAAGAATGTATATGTCACATTAAACTTAGCAAATAATGCTGGTGGTCCTAATGGTCCATGGTGCTTAGGTTTTTCTGATATTCAAAATATAACTGGCATCTGGGGAACATCAAATGGTGCCTATACTACTGCTGGTGCAAACCTTATGAGTTCATTTACTTTTGACACAGGTCAAAAGGACACTCATTATGGTCTTGGTTATCTCTATCCATCTGCCGGTTTTAGTTCAACATCATACCCTAATCTTTTGGTTCAATTAGATTATTTTACAACAAATACATCGCCTGGTGTTGGATTCTATACAGTTGAATCATATTGTATTGATGATGCTAATACAGCAAATACAAATGCTATTCAAACTAAGGATATTCCTCTTTATGTTGATACAGCAGGTAATAAAATTTGGCTCCGTGATTACGTTGACTTTAGAACTCCATGTGTAAGTACTGCTAACAATACTGGTTATACCAATACAACAAATGCTACTGCAGTAACAACTGCTATTTCCTATGCAACATTGAATCCAGTAAATACAGTTACATTTCCGACATATAATTTGAATTCACCTTCATATGGTCGTAATATGCAGTCAGATTTTACTATCTATCTGCCACGTGTAGATCTTGTGACAATTACACCCGACAATGTAATTAAGGTCATTGAAGGTCAATCAAAGTTATCACCACAAACACCATTGTTCCCAACAAATTCAATGGCTGTGTCGACTATTAAAATACCTCCATACCCATCACTTTCATCGGATCAACTTGATGCTGATCAAGCTGTTAATGCTATGTCAAAGAATTTAATTCGTGATACATCAACTGCAATTACATCAACATTGGTAACTAATCGTCGTTATTCGATGGCTGATATTGGTAAACTTGATACACGTATTTCAAATTTGGAATACTATACACAGTTAAATCTTCTTCAACAACAAGCTTCAAATCTTACTGTTACAAATCAAAATGGTCTAAACAGATTCAAGAATGGTATCTTTGTTGATTCATTTAATGATTTTACTGGTAGTGATGTATCCAACCCAGAATATAATATTGCAATTGATTCAAAAAAAGGTCAAGCTCGTCCTAAGTTTATTCTTGAAAGCTTTCATGCTCATTTTAATAACTCAACTTCTTCCAATGTTCAAAAGACAGGTCGTGCAATCACACTCCCATACGTAAGTGTTCCATTCATTACACAGCCTTATGCAACAAAATATCGTTCATCGGCTCACGTATCGGCACATTGGACTGGTTCATTGACATTGATGCCAAATTATAATGATAACGTAGATCAGAATACTACAGCATCTGTGAATATGACTATAAATAATGCAACACCATGGCTACAATTTGCTAATTCACCATTCGGATCTATTTGGGGAGCATGGCAGACTAGCGTGAATTCAGTATCTACATCCGTTGTGACTGGTCAGGTAAATACATACAATGTGGAACTTGGATATCAATATACGCAAAGCAGTTCAGCGCAAGCCCTCAATGCTGCAATCGCTGCTTATCAGGCAGCTGGTTACACTATCGGTGGTACATCCTTGACATTCACTGGTCAGCATGGCGGTATTGGTTCTAACGCTTCTATAACACAAGTAAGTTAATTTTGGAGATTTAAGTTGACAGCAAGTAATACCACAACAACCGTTGATACATATACCTCTACTCAACAGGGTATTCAACTTGGTGTTAATACTCAAGCAAATACAATTCAGATCGGTAATTTTGTCAGCGATGTCAGAGTTAACCCTTACATTGCACCACAGATTATTTCCTTCTATGGAAAAGGTTTAAGACCAAATCAAACAGTTCATGCTTTCTTTGATTCAGTTCTTGTAGATCAATATTGCGCGCCGGGCACATATAATGGTGGTGATACATCATTAGCAACATCAGTATCATTAAATGCAACTTGGGGCACACCTCTAGTAACTAGTGCTGATGGTACAATTGCTGGTCAATTTAACGTACCGACAGCAAAATTTAAAACTGGTGATCGTGTATTTGAACTTGCTGACGTAACAAATCTAGCACAAGGTAATGATGCAATTACCACCTCAGCAACAGGTACATTTACAGCTTCAAATATTACAGTTACAAAAGAAGCGGTTACTCTTACAACTATTAATCCAGAAATTTCAATTATTCCAGTAAGTAATACTGTTGTAACTACAAATACTTATATAACAGTCACAAATACACCTGATGTTGTTAACATTGATTCTGAATGGGAACCTATTGCGCAGGCATTGTCGATCACAACTCCAAACGGTGAAGCAGGTGTTTATGCTACATCTCTCTCACTTTGGTTTGAACAGAAGTCACAATCACAGAAAAACGGTGTGACAATTTATATTTGTGAATGTACTCAAGGTTATCCAGATAACTCAAAGATAATCCCATTCTCAACTGTTCACTTACCTTATTCATCAATTAATGTAAGTGCTGACTCTGTTGAAAACCCAACAGTATTTAATTTTGAAGCACCTGTTTTCTTAAATAATAATACTGAATACGCATTCATTGTTCGTCCAGACAATGGCGATCCTGATTATTTTGTATATTCAGCTAATCTTGGTGATAATGATCTCTATTCCGGCATTCAGGTTTATACACAACCGGTTATTGGTACTGCTTTCTATGGTGCTACAGCATCGGAATGGACTGCTCTTCAGACTGAATATCTAAAGTTTACTCTTAACATTTCAAACTTTACTGCCTCTTCTGGTGATGCTTATTTTAATAATGGTAATACAGAATTCTTAACATTCTTTAATGTGGGTTATTCAAGTACATCTGCCGCAATTTTGCCTGGTGATATTGCTTTTCAGTCATCAAATTCAACTGTGTCAACTGCTCAAACAAGTGTTTATTCAACTGTAAAGTATTATGATCAAGTTAAAGGTGTTCTTTATACTGATTATTCTACTGGTGGTTATTCAGCAAACGGTTTTGTTCAAATTCACCGTTTTGCTAATGCTACTGTTCAAACATCGCCTGGTCCTAATACATCAACAGTAATTGCTTATGGTAATACTGGTGCATTCTATCAGCCAATTGTTGATGCTTTTGTACCTCGTATTGCTCCATTATTACCAGCAGGTACAAAGATTACTGTTGATTACAAAGGCGCAAGTAATGCATATGCTCTTGATACAAGTGGTAAGTCTGTAGTTATTGGAACTGAAACAGAATTCTTTGATGAAGAACGTGTTCTTGTAGGTCATACACCAGAAACTCTTAACATGTCTGGTCAGAAGTCATCAACAGTTCATGTTAATATGACTTCAGATTCAGCATTACTTTCACCACTCATTGATACAGTTAAAATGGGTGGTCAAGTTATTGGCAATCAGGTAGATAAGGTTCAAAATATCTACAATGAGTACTATACAAATGGTGGTTCTAAATCAAAGTATATCTCACAGATTGTAACACTAGCTCCCGGTCAGGATGCACAGGATCTTCAAGTATCTATTACTGCTCATAGACCGCCTGGCTCTGATATTAAGGTTTATGTTAAATTCTTAAATGGACAAGATCCAGATCCAATTTCAGCAAAAACTTGGACTCCAATGCTAAATCAAGGGTATAATATATACTCTGACCCAACAAATCCTGCTGATGCTCAGGCATTTATATATTCAACATTCCCATACTACCCAATGCAAGCTACAAATGGTAGCATTACTGTAGCTAATACATCAAATGTTGTATCTGGTACATCAACTAAGTTTGGTGCAAATGGTGACATCCAAGTTGGTATGTGGATTAATATGCTTGCTAACTCAACATTCAGTGAACAATCACGTCAAGTTACGGCAATTACAAATACAACATCACTACAGATTAATGCACCATTCAATGGTAACTATACAACACAACCAACTTTTATTGTAACACCACCAACCACAGCTTGGTTATCAGCCAATTTAATTACACAGTTAGCTAACTCATCTGGTGCTTGGTCTAATACACTTGGTGCTGTTGCTACTGTAACAACATCAACAACCAATAATACAATCATCGGTTCAAATACTAACTTTACTGCATTACTTCCAGGTCAAGTTCTTAATGTTGCTGGTTATAGTCAACCAATTGTAGCAATTACCAATTCTACTTCATTGACTGTTGGTACACCATGGCCTATTGCTGCATCTGGTGCTAATGCCTATATTATAGCGGCAAATGGCTTGACTTATTTGAATTTGAACAGCACACTTTATACTACATACAAACAATTCCAACTTAAAGTTATCCTTCAATCAAATGATAGCTCTAAGGTTCCGATTCTTAATGATTTATCCGCTCTGGCATTACAATTATGACGAATAAATATGTAAAGACCGACATACAGGGTCTTATGGTTGATCCAAATAATGGCGCTATATTGAATGTTGATAATTCTGCTTTAGAGGCTTATCGCCGACAAAATCAGATGCTTAATGATCAAAAGTCGACTAAGGAAAGAATAGAAAAACTAGAGAATGATATTGGTGACATTAAAGACATGTTACAACAGCTTCTAAAGAGATAAGAATGACCATTTCTATACAGAATACCGCTATTACAAATACGTTTGATTTCTGGAGAACTCAGACTAATTATCTTGCTTCGGCAATGAGTAACATTGTGGTAACTGTTAACTCTAATACAGCTGTTGGTAATGCTGCAATTACCGGCACGATGGTAGCTAATCTTTTTACAGGTAACGTATCGGCCACTTTAGCAAATATTGCTACTGTTAATACAGTAACCTTAGGTACAACATCATTTAATGCCAATACAGCAAATGTTATGTATATCAATACAAATACAGTTGTTGTGAATACATCAATAGCAGTTGGTACTGTTTCTATTAATACAAACCACATTAGTATTGGTAATAACTCAGTTAATGTTCAATTAACAGTACCTACATCAACTCAGATTACAAATGGTCAGTATTACTTAGCGTCAAATTCAACCTGGTCTCCTATTTCCACTATATTACCATACAGCCCTACTTCGAATGGCTTGTATATTACATCTGGTACAGGAACTCAGATTATAGATTTCTATCCATTTTCAACTTTTAAAACTGTTGAATATACTATTAGTGTTGTGGATAACCTAGCAAATAATCATTATGCATCAAAGATTCTTACTACACACGATGGTTATAATGGTTATGGTACTGAGTATGCTCAAATTACAACCAATACAGCTGTTGGTACCTTCTTCGTTGATGCAAATACAACTTGTGTAAGATTGAATTATACACCTACATTATCAGCAACAACAGTTAATTTTGCTAGGACTAATGTATAATGGCTACAAAAGCTAATATCAATATAGATCAAGGAACTACATTCAATACTCTTATTGAACTTACTGATGATTCTGGTAATCCATTAGATCTTTCAATGTATACTGCACAGGCAGAACTTCGTACTTCGTATTCATCTATTAATTCTATAAGTTTTTCTATTGAAACATCAAATGGTCAAATACAGCTGTCACTTGATGCAAATACAACATCATTACTTACAAAACCACGTTATGTTTATGATGTTGTTGTCTTTGATTCTTCTAATAATGTAACGCGCATTTTAGAAGGTGTTGCTTATGTTGATCAATGTGTAACTCGTCCTGCATATGCTAACACATTTTATACACTTCAATTAGCAAATGTACAACAAACATTTTATCCGGGCGATATTGTCTATCAATCAAATGGGTCAGCTAATATTGTAGCTACTGTATACGAATCTGATAATCAAATGATCACACCGGTTTATACACCGGTAACTGGAAATGCTCAATCTAACGTAGCAACCATTAAGGTTATGAATCCAAGTGGTACTTTTTTAATCACTTCAAATACTGGCCAGTATCTGTTGTATGATGCTAATACAACTGCTAATGCATATATTATTTCAATTACTCAGACAACCACCAAAAATCAGGAGTAAAAAATGGGAATAGTAGCTGCAATAGTTAAAAACCCATTTTCAGTACAGGGGCAAAATACACCTGTTACACTTAAAAATAACGGTGCCTCTGTTAATCAAAACTATTTAAGTCATCTATTAGATGTTGATGCTTCACATCCAGTTGATGGAGATACAATCGTTTATAATGCAAATACTGGTAAGTACGATGTTGCTGCTCCTACTATAGGTAATGCTATTCTAGATGGTGGAACTTTTTAAGTTATAAATAACAACAAGAATAATAAAAAGGGCTTACTATGTCGAATTTAATCCAAATTAAACGAAGTGCTATTACAGCTACACCACCATCTCTTGCTAATGGTGAGTTGGCATATACCTCAAATGGTGACGTTCTTTACATCGGTTCACCAAATGGTTCAATCGTTTCAATTGGTGGTGCTCGTTTTCCTGGCACACTTACGGCTAATCAAGCTCTTGTAGCAAACTCAACATCTGGTATCAATCAGATCATTGCTTCAAATGTTATTACATCCTATGTAAGTGCTAACGGTAGTTATGGTACTGCAGGTCAGGTCCTTGTGACTGGTGGTACTGGTGCTAATGCTTACTGGATTAATACTACATCTATTGCAATCAATACATCAGCTTCATATACATTTAGTAATGTTATAACATTTGGTTCTAACGTAGCGGTATACCAAAATCTTACTGTTAATGGTGAAATTGTAGCATCAAACGGTTTATATTCAAATGCTGCTTTTGGTAGTGGACCTGCTTATGGTGATGGTATCGTTGTTGACTACGTTACCGGTAATGGTCGTATTTCTGTTGGTTCAGCTGACGGTATCACCCTTTATACTGGAGGTGTTGCAACAACACCTATGGCGGTTGTTAATACCACTGGTTTATATCAAACTGGTCTTGTAAATGCTTCTGCTTTCAACGTAGGTACCTCATTTACTGCTAATTCAACATTAGCTAATACTCCTGCTCTCAACGTTACAAATCAAGTCAATACTTCAACTTTTTATGCAGCAACATCTGCTAATGTAGGTACTTCGTTTACTGTAAGTTCTGCAGGTTTATCATCAACAGTCAATACAGCATTAACTGGTGCTAATCTTGTTGTGACTGGTACAAATACATATGTCACAGCTAATACATTATTGGCTGGTACTGTGACAACAATCAGTTCAAATGTTATTATCTCTGCTGCTAATATTGATGCAACATCTGCTGTTCTTCGTGTTCGTGATGGTGTGTTCTCTGGTAACGTAACTGTAACAGGTACATTAACAACACTTGATTCAGTAACAGTTCAAGTTAAAGAACCACTCTTTATTCTTGCTGATGGTCAAGCAAATACAACAACATATACTGATGCCTATGATATGGGCTTCTATGGTATGTATGGTAATACCAATGTTGGTAATACATATTACTCTGGTATATATCGTGATCATGCCGCTTCATCTACAACATCAGCTGTATTTAAGCTCTTTTCTACAAATACAACACCAACAACAACAATTAACAGCGCTGCTCCTGGCTATAACCTTGGTACTTTGCAAGCATACCTACAACCTTATGGTACATCTGGCGCTCTTATTGCAAATGCTACAAACATCAATGTTACTGCTAATTCAACACTTGCTGTTTCAATTACTGCTAATTCAGTAACTGTTCAAACACCTGTTGCTGCAGCATCTGGTGGTACTGGTCAGAATACATATTCAACTGGTGACTTGCTTTATGCCTCATCATCATCAGCACTAAGCAGATTATCTGTTCCGGGCTCTGCAGCTAATGGTCAGGTTCTACAGATTGTAAATAACTTACCAGCTTATGGTACATTGGATGGTGGTTCATTCTAAAGGTGATAAATGGATAATGAATTTGTTAATGCATATATTGAACGTGTAACAAATGAAGTAGTTGAGTTAACTAAAACTAAATTATTATTAGAGACACAACTACAAATGGCTCAGAAGGTCAATATTGATCTTCAGAAAAAACTTGAAAAGTTGGAAAAACCAACTAAAAAGAAAGATGATTTTAACTCGGCTATATAGCCGCTAATGAGGGAGCCATATGGCTAATAACGTTATTCAGCACAAGAGAACGTCGACGGCTGGTCGTCAGCCTAATACGACGAACTCCGCTAATTCCCAATACATTAATGCGGGCGAATTTGCTCTGAATATGACCGATCAGATTCTTTATACATCTGATGGTACAAATCTCATTTACGTTGGTGCTAATCTTGTTAATTTAAATGTTACTGGTAACGTATCTATCGGTAATACGAATCTTTCAAGTAACGTTGTTAGAACAGCATCTTTTCAAACTTCTTATAGCTGGACGGCCGGTGTTCCACCAACAAATACGGCATTTATAGCTAATTCTAATTTTATTGGTGTTGGTAATACAATTACTTACTCGACTGTTAATACTACTGCTTTCTATACAGGTAATACAACTTCATCAATTACAGTAAGTAGTGCCGCTCTTACACTCAGTAATGTTGCTTTATCGGCAAATGGTGGTTATGGTACTGCTGGTCAAGCCCTTACAACAAATGGTTCTGGTGTTTATTGGTCAACAATTGTTGGCACAAATACTGCTGCACAGTATACTTGGACTAATACGCACACGTTTAATGCTAATGTTACGTTTTCAACTTCTGCCGCAGTAATAGCAAACGGCTCGACAGGATCAGCCAACCAAGTATTAACAACAAACGGAACTGGCGTTTATTGGGCAACGATTGTTGGAACTAATACTTCTGCATCATATACTTGGACAAACGCTCATACATTTTCAAACACTGTTACTTTTAATGGTAACGTAGTTATTGGTACTTCTGCTTCTTTTTCTGCTAACGGAACTATCGGTACTGCTGGTCAAGTTCTTACTTCCAATGGTACAACTGTTTATTGGTCAACAGTTTCTGGTGGCGGAGGTGGCA